CCGCAGATGATATTTCAGATTGTCGTTCGCTAAGGCAAACCGCTTGATGTTGTTTGCCGCCAGAATATCCCGGTCGTTATCCTTCTATTTGCCTTTGCCGTTCCAGATTTCGCTGAAGACGCTTTTCAGACCGCCCTGGTTAATTTGCTCCTGAACGGGCTTGAGTGCTTTTACCAGACCCGCCGTCAATATCACAACAAGTGCCAGTGCGACAATAATAGCGCCGATCATCTGTTTTTCGATTTTAGTCATGAGTTTTGCTCCTTTCCCGTTGGCTACCCCGAAGGATAACCAACGCTATGCACCCGATAAACGGGTGATGCTATTACGTTAAATATTGTTAAATTTACTCTGCAATCTTCCTGTTATCTCCATAAGCTGCTCTTTGCTCCACATGCCTGATTTAGACTGCTTCATGTGCAACTTCTGGTGACAGACATGGCACAGCGGCACACAACTATAATCGCTCCCCTTGATACCGATACCGCCCGTTTCAGTGTGGTGAGGTTCGGTAGCCCCCGGTGTTCTGCATACCTGACAGGGGAGGGTCTTGATCCATGCAAGATACTTCTTGTCGCGGGGGGTCTTCTGTTTGAAGTTCATAAGTTATCTTCCGGCATCGGTAATCTGATACCCATCCCAGCCGAATCATGTTCAATACAATCCAGATATTCAGTCATTTGCTTGACGGTGGCCGTACTTGTGGATGTAAGCCCAACAACTTTACTCTTCAGGTCTACCGCTTCTTTTTTCATACCTGATCGCCATACCATCCTTAAAGATCGGATCATTTCGGCGTAGTCCTGGTTGTCACGTTCATAGATATTAACCAGGTACTTAGCCTTGTAATGTTCATGTATTGCTTCTTTTGTTTCTCCCAGTTCCCCGGCAATGATCGTGTACCATTTCCACATCAGGGCGTTTTGCTCCAAAGACCTGTCCTTTTTGCGCTCCCTGATTACTATTTCGTGGGGGAGGTCAAGCGGTAGAGATTCGATGATAGTTATCGCTCTTTTGCGGTGCTCGTTTGACGTTATGGCAATGGTTTGTTTCATCAGAAATCCGGGTAATCATCTGACGAATCACAGCTTTCGCCTTTGTACGCTGCAAGGGCCATATCAGCGGCTCCCTTATCCAATTTGACAATGGGATACCATTTGTCTTTGCCGTCTTTGTCGGTTCCCTTGCGCTGCGGAGTGGCGATAAATTCATAATCACCCTTTGCGCCGGTTCCTGATTTGTACTGGCATCCATAGATAGTCACGCCGTCAATTACCAGATCAAAATATTCCCCATTCTTCGTGCCTCTTTTGTTCTCGATAGTTATCAAGGCTGTTCTCCCATAATTAATTTAAGGTCTTGAATCATCTTTTCTACTGACTGATTGAAAGCGATAACCGCAGCTTCCATTTCTGCTATTGCGGTTTCATCGCGGTAAAATCTCACCACAAAGAGTTGCAGTTCTTCCGGCAAGCGCGGATCGTAGGAAACGAAATCAACCCACTTGCGCCCGGTACATGCCATCTGCCATAGCATTTGTTTCTGATATGCTGGCGGCGGTTCCCCATTCAGCAGGTATTCAATGTGAGTAGCCGTGTTAGGGCATTTAATTTCTACCAGACCATCTTCACCCACCAAACCATCTGGGCTTGATCCTGCATTTGCTATCGTCGGATGATCCACAAAAGCAACCTGTTCAACTGTTACGCCCTTTAGAAATTCGTAGCACTCACGGGCAAGCGGTTCCAAATCAGTGCCGCGCTGCATTGCCGCATTGATATATGTTTCCTCGACTGTTCCGGTCAGTCTTTCGCAAACAATCTGCGCCCGGTAATTCCGCACTCCCGCCGCTTCCGCACTCCCTTTGCCCTTTGCCGTAACATCGGCTACCCTTGTGGCCGTAACCTTGCCAAGACGCATAGAAAACCATTCAGCCGTTCCCTGTTCGATCATTGCGTTTTCCTCTTCGCTTCAAGTCCCTTGACCGCGCTGGCATATTTGGAGGCGGGTAGTTCGGCAACATCGGCAATTTTGTAGTAGGTGCAAAATCTAGCTTCATCTGCTCCGACCTCGGAGATCAGGTTCAAGAGACTGAAATACTGCTGCTCGGTGACAAGCGCAACATCCTCTTTCTTCCCTGCCGCCGCGCCATCATCGTCCATTTCCCGGCTGGAAAGGCCAAGGATTGCATAAAGGGTGTAGCGTTCCAGATAGGAGACTGTTGACCCGATAGCCTGAATAGCGTTCTTGCTTCCAGTGGTATCAGGCGCAGAAGTGAGGCTTGTTGATTCAGAATGTCCCATACGGTGAGTCACGGTACATTCCACGGTAATCTGCGTGCCGTCTTGTCGTGGTTTCCAGTGATGCGAAAGTCCGAACTGTGAAAGTAACGGCTGAATAGTCTCGATAGACTCTGACAACCCTGCATATTTGATATTGTGGCCTTGCCGCTTTTTGGCAATAGCAGGGGCATTTTCACGGAAATTAGCCATCGCGTCATGATAGGCTTTCCGCGCCTCGTTCTCTTCCCACCTGATTTGCAGGTTGAACAACTGCTCCATCTTCTCAGTGCTGGTGTCTGACTGTTGCGCCCGTTCGATCAAATCCATCGGGGTTAATGGTCTTATTGCAATGCTGTTTTCCATCTGATAAACTCCATGTTGTCGTTTGTTTTGGATTAGCCCTTTCGCAGAGGGCTTTTCTAATTCTTGTAAACCATGATCTTTTTAGGCACTCCGTTACCGTCCCTGACAGACTTCATCTTTGCCACTTCAACTGCCTCTTGCCTGTTTGCCGCTGTAATCTTCTCCGTAACAGACGGCGGCTTTTGATACTTCATCACCACTACAAAATCTGCCATTCCTTCCCCCCTTATAATCCTTCCTGATACTCTTCCACCCATACCCTCGGCACATGATCTGCCACCATCTCTTCAATCTTCGCCTCAAACCGCTTAACCGCCTGTTTCGCCTCTGCCATGTAAGCAGCCATAATGATTGACTCGTAATCATTCGGAGGTGTTATCTCGCTTTCCTCTTCTGCCGGGTAGCAGTCCTCAGGCTTACCGTGATACCGGCCAGGATCGTAAGAGTAGGAAAATTCAAGCTCCAACTCTATTTCGATGCAGGGTTCATCTTCAAAGGTGAATAACTTGTTCACAGCCGTAACTCCCTTGGCCCTTTATCTGGTAACAACTTGCCATTCCTGATTGACGTATGACCAAGAACCGACCTCTACGCAAAAGTACACTTGCGGATGTTCTTCAAAGGCGTAACCGTTGCCGCTATTGCTTCAAATTCGGGATCACCTGGCTTGTAATGTTTTTCTTCCAGCGTGACCTTCAGCCTGTCATCTATCTGCCGGTTAAGCTCAAGTTGCTTCTTGTCCAGCAGAAGCAACTCCTTTTCAGATGATTTGCTTTTCACTTTACGCACCTTTGTTTTGGCCTCTGGTGGTTTCTGTTTTTTATATCTCCCCTCTTTGCGGAGGATAGCCATGGTCACAGCGTTTCCGATCCGGTAGCAGGGTTTCACGGAACAATACTTTTTCTTCGGGTTTGTAGTCTGAAACTGCTTTTTGCAAGTCGGGCATGTTGGGTTGTAAACTTTCGGCTTTCTCATCTTGGCAACCTCGGAGGGCCGGACGGAAAATCATCATCGTCAATATCGCCGCCAGCCAGAAGCGCCATTACGCCGACTGTGACAAATGCGCCCAATATCAAGCCTGTTCCAAACGCCAGCCATACAGGAGGGATACCCATCATTTCGGAATCCTCCCCGCATAAATATCTTCAAAATACGCCAGCACCTTCTTTTCCTCTTCTTCAACCGCTGCCTGAATTTTGTCCCGTTTAGCAATTGTTATATCGAGCGTTTTCTGCTCTGCCGGTTCGTCATTCGGCACGATACCCAGACAAAAAAACAACATCAGCGCCAGTACCTTCTGTTTCCATATCAGCTTTTTCATGGTGACTGCCTCCTTAATTTCTTCTCTTCTTTGCGTCGGAAATCTGCTTCCATCTGGTTCACCCTGTCCAAATAGCTCCCCTGGGGCGCGGGTAGCGGCTGCTCTGACTTGCCCGACAAGATCCGTGTAAAGGTCGCTTCAATCCATGCCTTATCATCAGCATCCAGCGTCATGACCATCCCCCTTACTGATTGACCGCATCTTTCAGCCGCTTCCCGATATTCACGTCAACAACCGTCTTTGCCGGGATATTGATCTTCTTGCCGGTCTGGGGATTAACACCCTTCCGGGCCGCGCGTTTCTTGGTGGAAAAGGTCATGAAGCCCTGAAAGCTGATACGCGCCCCAGCAACCATTTCTTCAGTCATTACCTCCTTGAAAGCATCAAGCAGCCGGTCAGTCTCTTTCGCCGTCTTGCCCCACTTTGCTGCCAGTCTTGCGTTGAATTGTGCTGTTGTCATTTTGGTGTTCTCCTTTTGTTTGGGTTAATCTGATTTTCTCTCTGTCAAGAATGAATTAATTGCCGTCCTCACCACTTCCGAAACGCTCACTTCCCCGCCTTCATGAACAATCGTCTGTACCCGGTCGTACTCTTCATCTGTTACCCGGCAACTCAATATCCGGTAGCAGGGGTTTTCTTTGGTTGCGCCCATACTAATCCCCCACCTTTACTACTCTCAGCGGTGGCCGCTGCCGTATCATTTCCCCGTTATCGCCCTGCTTATAGCGTGGTAGAAATTCAAACATGCCGCCAACTCCAAAAAGTTCTTTATCCGCCGCTTCTCGCAGTTTCTTGTTGTGGCAGAGCTGGTAAGACATGAATCCTGCTATCGCATCACGAAACGGGCCGGAGCAATAATCCAGCTTTCTGGTAGTTGCTGAATATTCAAGGCTCTTGGCAAAAGTCAGCTCAATAAAGCCATCTTCAGGAACTACCCTTGATCTGTCAGCAGTGTTAACTTCCAGAAAATCCAGCATCACCGATTGAGGAATTAAGGCATCAATAGCCCTGCCGTACAGCACAATAGCTTCACCAATCACCCGCAATTCTTTAGCGCTTTCCAGAAACACGCTTCTTTCTGCTTCTATTGAAGGTTCCATAAGTTCGGCTCTTTTCTGATTAAACCTGTTGCCGCTGTTGGCTAATTCTTTTGCTTCTGATTTGAGACTTTTTAAAGCAGCACGATTCATTTCTATTCTTTCCGAAACGCGACGGATATTTCTTCTCACTCGAACCAAAATATTGAGCATTTCTTGTTGTGTCATTCCTCTACCTCACATTTGCTACAGCCAAACCCGCTCTGTAGCACTCGCTTCTGCCAACTGATAAAGGTCTGTAAGAGAAACCATTCCATCTTTGTCCTGCCTGACAGATGCGCCATCAATGGTTAATGCTTGCAATGCGATTGATGTGGTGGTATTAGATGTCATTCTTTTTTTCTCCTTTCAGCCTCCTGTCTCACCAGGGGGCTTTTGTTTTTTAAGCTGCTTCCACCAGCAATCCACTTTCCCGCAACGCTTCAACCTCTTTCGGCTTAAACTTCACCCCATTGTGAAAACGAGTGCCAAAAGTTGCCGGGTCAATACCGTTGGCACGCGCAAAGCCGGTAATTGAATATCCCTTCCCACGCAGTTTTTCCCTTGTTGCCGCCACATCTATTCCCTGAGAATTAATCATTTTTTTCACCACCTTTTATTGTTTTAGTCATAATTAATTTTTCAACCTCATTGCTTTTTTGTGAATCAGTGATAGCGGTTATAGTTTGGTTTCCAAACTTAGTCAATAAAAAAGTTTGGATAGTTGTATTTTTATTTTTGAGAGGTATTCTTATGTTACGGCAAAGCCAGCAAATAAAGGCGATAAGGCAAGCAAAGAAACTATCTCAAGAGAAGTTTGGAAAGGAAATTTTTGTTTCTAAAAGCCATGTTTGCAATGCTGAGAAAGACAAAGATAGTCTGTCTGATGCAGTCATAGATGCGTTGAAAAACAAATTTAATGTAAATCCTACATGGTGGGAAACTGGCGAAGGGGAGATGTTTAACCAGGCAGTTACTGTTTCCGAAAAGCCAACTGAATATATGATCACAGAGGAAAAGATTAAAAGTTTGGGGTTGAATGCGAAAGACGAGAGGCTTCTGATTGAGGCGCTAAAAGGCAGTGAAGAAGATAGACCCGAACGCTTAAAGAGAATGACAGCGGAAAATCTGGATAATGAGCAGGGAATCACAAAAAGAGTTATGAAATCAGCGAGTTAGGACAGTTTTTTTACACAAAAGTTACACCGGATTACACCGCCGGAATAGCTCAGTGGTAGAGCAATTGATTCGTAATCAATAGGCCGAGGGTTCGACTCCCTTTTCCGGCTCCACTATTTTTTCACATCACTATACGCATCCAAGGCAGTTATGCACTGACCGAGGGATGATTTTAAAACAAGGTGGTCTTCAATCATTGCCTTGAGTGCTTCCGGTGCTGCTGGTTTCTGAGGGAGTCGGCTTACCGCCAGTTCCGGCATTGAGATTGCCGGGGGAGGGGGGCAACTTGATACGGGTACATAAATTGTTTTCCCGGCGCATCCTGCCAGGATAACCATTGCCAAGATCAAGTATTTCATTTTCTCACCTCGTCAAGCGCCTGTTGTACCATCTGGGGGCAATCTCCCTGCAAAACAATTTCCCTTATCTCTGTTTTTCGTTTAGTCAGTTGTTTTTTTAACTCTGTCACTTTCTCTGCGGCTGCTGCGGCCTGTTTTTGCTTTTCTGCCATATCAGCGCCAGCCTTTATAATGGATTCATTCTGTACGTCAATTTTGGCGGTCAGAGTGGCATTTTCACCTTTTTGTGCTTTGAGTTGCAGATTAGTAACTGAAAGCTGAATTTGAAAAATGGTTATTGCTGCGGTCATGACGATTATTGTCACCAGCATTCCCCACCTGACTATCGCCAGCTTGAGTACCCCGTCTATTATTTTTAATACTTCAAGCATTATTCACCTTCCTTTGCAGTTACCGGCTCCTGGAACCGGCTATTCAGATATTTGCTGAGACTGGAAAAACCGCCGACTGAAACCAGGTACAGTCCGAACATTTCCCAAGCTAATTTGAAATGATATCCGTACCAGCCGACAACGCAGGTTGCCAGCAGGCAAGCTATGTTGTACCAGAATTTGGTTGTACTGATTTTGCCCGAAGAGTTGGATGCTATCAGCTGGCGGGTCAGTTTTTCTCTTTGCATTGCTTGCACTCCTCGCTTTGACCGCAGTGGCCGTAGATTGCCAGTATGGGGCAAGTGTGGCGGCTCATATTGTTGCAACCACTTTCAGGATGTTGTTATATCTCCGCTCGCAATCTGCCATGTGCTCCCGCCCGTACTTTGTATGTTTCAATTTCCAATCCTGAATCTCTTCTGCCGTAATCCCATCTGTGTCACGTTTGTTCATCCACTCAACGAACGATGGCCCGACGCTTCCAAACTGGTTGATGTAATCAGCAAGGCAAAGAATAGCGGCTGGTTCGTAGGCCATTACTCCGTTGGCTGTAATCGCGTTCAAGGCGTTGTTCAGGCAGTATGACAACTGCGCCGTGTCGTATTCCTCAATTGTATCGGCATGAGCTATCAGCCGAGCGGCAAATGGCTTTACATCAACTGACTGATTTACAATATCTCTGATTTCCCCATCTCTGAATCCGCAATCCACAAGGCATTTTATCGCCTCTCCGTTGTGCTTGGTATCAAACTGACAGACTCCGAACGACCAGCCAGAACGACCTGACGCTCCATCAGGGTCAGAAAAACGCAGAGCGGCGGATTTATTGCCAGATAACTCATTCAGGAGGATGATTTGATAAAATAATTCATTTAATGTTTTCATTTGTATGCCTCACATTGCAGAGTATTCATTTTGCATGATTACGACTGTGATCCAGTTCCAGTGAACGTAATCGCTTTTCTATTTCCCGAATATCCATGTCTATCCGGTCTATTTCTTCTCGCAAAAAATCATCTTCTTTTCCAGCACTCTCTATTTTTTGTTCCGTCTTTATTAATCGTTCTCCATGATCTTGGAAAACTTTTTGACCATTTGATAATTTTGAATCATGACCTTTAATATCTTCGTTCATCCGTTTCCACAACACTGTAACCAGGGCGACAACAAGCGTAACTGCTCCGCCTAGTGCCGCCCATACTTCACCCGGATGCGTTGCTGCCAGCGACTGATCGGCCATTGTATATCTCCCGTTGACGCTTCCGCCGCTGTGCGCGCTGTTTGCAATCAAGTAAAATTATGTAGATCATGACAAAGCAGATGATTAAGACCGTTCCAAAAATCAGCCAGAGTACCGTTAATATCGGGGTCATAAGTTTCTCATCTCCATCGGCAACTGCCGCCGCTCCAGCTCTGATTCATATGATGTCCGGCAGTGGTCTATATCCCAGAAAAACAGATTGTCCACTCGCAACCGCCATTTTTCCCACGCTGGATCATTCCGATTCCGCCAGCATCGGCTGGAGATAGTTTCATCGGCGAAACCGCCGAGGATGGTGTTTACAAGCTGGTCTATGGCAATAAGGAATTGTTTCATATTTCGATTGCAGCAGCCTGTCTGAACAGATCATCCAACTGGTCAGATGACAAACCGAGTGCAGCAGCCAAGGCATTTAGTGTGGGACTGGTGCGGTTCCAGATGTTGGCTCTATATGCTATTTGCGTTTCTTTGTCAGCTACGGCCACCATTTGTTCCACTGTATCCAGCAGACCCATACGATGCAGGATTATTTCCCCTTGGGTGTGGCTGATTGACTTCGGTACAGGTTCCGCCAGCATAGCGGCAGCTTCTCTTTCCGCCAACAATGCCGATACATCATCCGCAGACATCTCTACAGGACAACCATTTACAATTTTAATCATTTTCTCACCCCATAAAGCCGTAATGTACCGGACATATTATCGCCATTCCATGCGACCTTGATTGCATTGATTTTATTGCCAACACTTGCCGTCATATAACCACTACCAAACGATTGCTTGTAGTACGTTTTGGTATACTGAGTCTTGTACGAAACGTGCGGGGTTCGACCGATTCCGATATCAAAAAACTCAACTGATCCATACAAACCACTGCCTACGGCATTAGGTCTGATTTCAGTATTATTTAGGCTAATTGCCGATGACAGCGCATTTTCTTCCCACTGGATTGCTCCATCAAAAGTAAAATTAGAACAAATGTACCCTGATGATTTCCATGTAGAACCGTTATTGTCAGAGCCGTAGAGATACAGGCTAATATTATCTGTTGTTTGTGCCTTGATATTTTCCAGGCGTAATTCGTAATTACTGAAGACCTGGTCTAAATTAGTAAATATTGCTGATACTGCATTAGCGGCCACGGTTTCATTTATCAGTACCAAACCGCTCGTTCCGACAGACCATATACCATCCGCAGTTGAGTTGTCGTTTAGCGATATTGGTGTGCTTGTTTTTCCCCCAGCTATGTCTATGATTGTGCCGCTTGCATTTTTGATGAAAACGCCAAAACCTGACCTGTTATCGATGATGTACAATGGGTCACCGACATCGCAGGTTGTAGCATCAGGAAGAGTTACGGCAACCCCGTAGGACGTGGGGGTAATCTGCAATAGCGTAGGAGTATTGGTTAGTGTTGTGGCTGTTGTTGCAGTTACAACGTTTTTAATGCCACCAGAGCCACTTTGTGATGCCCAATCAGTTTCGTTATCTGCCGAAGGGTCTGTTGTTCCACCTCCAGTAGTTTTCCGGCGATATGTTTTGAAGTCAGTTGGACTCCATACACAAAAACCCTCTGTGTAAGTTGTGCCGGATACCCATTTTGAGGCATTGGCTGCTAATGCCGCTGCGTTTGCGCTACCTTCAGCAAGTTCCGCTTGTGTTGTTGCAAGATCAACTTGATCTGCAGCAAGTGCAACTTGTGCTGCTCCATTTGTAGTAGCAAGCCCTGCCTGTATTGCAGCGAGTGCGACCTGATCTTCCGCAAGCGCAACCTGAATAGCTCCCGCTGCATCTACTGCGGCAATTGCATCATCACCAGCGGCACCAATTACGCTGACAGCATTTGCCGCTTCCAGGACCACATCAGCCAGACACGGTACAAACCTATCCCGCCAGCCTCCGCCATCTAATCCTGTTGTCGGGTCACTGTCATCGGTGTAAACATGCCCGTTTGAAAATGTTACTGAATTTGCCATTATAAGACCTCCACAAGTGAGTAGCTTTTTGTATTGATTCCGAAACTTGGATATTCAAGCGGATTTGGTGATTCTATTGTTGCCAAAAATGAGCGCTGCAATGACGTAAGCCGCCGATCATCAACATCCCAAACAAATAATAATTGCCCGTGAATGCCAAGCCGCCTGTCCATTTCAAATGCCATGCCCAAACCTTCTCGCTTTGAGAGGTTATCCAGATTGACAATGGCTTTACGGTAAGCTGGGCGTGCGTTGAAAAAGGTCTTACTGTTTGGTGTTTTTCTGGAAACAGTGTCAGTGGCCCAACTGATGTTACTGCCGTAGCTCATATTAATATCTGGCTTCCAGCCCCTTGACGGAATAAACCGGCTCATCTGAAAAAAACCGTCAGTGTTGTCAGGGTCGTGAATCTGCACCGTGATATATTTTCCCAGCACGCTTTCCGGTAATACATGCACCCAGTTTGGTTTATATCCGGCCATATCCTCTTCAGATAGCTTCAGGCTCCAGAATTCGGAATCTAACCAATCCCTGTCACCAAAATCATAAAAATCAGGCCAGAACAGTTGCCACCCCGTTGAGTAAATCAGGTTAGTCATTGTCGAATCCTTCCAAATATTTACGGTAATCCTTCCGGTGGAACTTGAATTGTGATTTGCAATAGATAACACCTTGATTGGTCTTGGAGTTTTCAAGTCAAGATGAAACCATGTAGACTCTTCCGCTAATGATGTTGACCTTGCTGGTGGAAATAACTTTGATTGTTGCAGATTTGATAAAGGTAGTGTTGCTTGCCACAACCCTCCTGAAAATTCAGGGCTCCATTGTGATGTGACTTGTGAATAATCGGGGAATGCAAATAAACAATTACCCATGATTTAACCCCATAATGTTAGTTCAATTTGATCTGATTCGTAATCAGGCTGATAACCTGCAATTCTGAATAACTTTCCGTTATCTAATTCAAAACGTGGAATTTTAAGAACTACTAAACCTCCTTGTATAATTTGTGAAAATAGTTCTGGATCAATCAGGTTGCAGGTATAGAAAGTTCGTTCCGTTCCGTATAGCGTTGCCCTTCTGTTTGCTTCCGCTGTTGCATCTGCTTCATTTACAAAATGACTGATATAAGTAAGTTCAGGTGGAGAAACAACAAGCGGTTGACTAATTGAAATAGATACTTTTCTATATTCTTCCGATAACCAATTTCTGTCGGAAGTTGTCACTGCTCCTGCAAGGTCAGAATCTTTTTGCACCGTGTTGTTTTTGTCGTAATTGACAATCACCTTACCGGCGGGTACACCATTGCCAGCATCACGGGAAGATGATCGCTGAACACTATCCTCGATATTGTTGTAATCGAGTACCGCCAGCCCCGGCCATGTGCGCCCCTCTGCCATGCCGTTATTGATGTAATGCGCCAATCCGTTTGGATACGTTCCGGCAATTACTGCCGCGTCAACATCTGGATACCAGGCTCGGTACTGGTTATCGTCAACCAGGTTATATTCCAGCGCAGGAACCTCCCACCGCTGCATACGGAATATCCCGAACTGATCCGCCCCCCACCATGCGCCCACTCCATCAAGCAAGGCAGATACAATATCTCTCCGCTGCCGGTCTTCATTTATCCATATCCCGATTTCAGCGCCGTTATCTGTGTCCAGTGCCGTTACATCTGCGGATGATATCTCTCCGGCTGTTATGGCGCTGCCGGTACGCAGCATGATTGTTTTAACTATCTGTGCCGTTGTGCGATTTGCAGAGGTTGCGCCTACAACGAAATCAGCGGTTATCTGTCCGGCTGCTGCCGAACCAAGCCGGAAGTATCCACCTGCCGGATACCAGCGGACTTGCCCGGCTGCTGGCGCGTTCGCTTCCATGTCTGCTTGGCTGCTGTAGTCACTCCCTGCCGTGAGTACTACCCCTTTATCCCGTACCGCTCTGCCGGTTGTGAGTATTGCGCCGTCATTGACCTGATAAATCAGCTTTGACGTGTTAACACAGGGAGGGGTAACATTTTTGCATGTGCCGTAACCCAGAGGCTTGACGCGCCCGGCCAGGTCGGATGTTCCTTCCACACCTGCCGGTAATACGTTGCTACCGGCGTACTTTGTACTTTGAAGAGTGATGTCAAGCAGCTTTGATTTATCCCGCAGGGGAAAAACCGCCTCTTCAAAATTGAAATCCGGCTGCTCCATTACGTGAGTCTCGAGGATCGGGAAAGCTGCGGGGTATGCTCCGGTTTCCGGCCCCCGGCGTATGGTGCAAGAGCGACCGGCAAAATCGTAGCCGTGGAGGTAATCAAGATCACTATCAATGTTGATGCCGGTGATCTCTCCCCTGGTCATTACGTTCTGGCCGCTTGTGGTACGTTCCGAGAAACAGGTGACTTTCATCAGGCCGGGCTGCAGGATGATCGGGTAATACGGGGTATTTGCCGGTGTATCGGAAGGGGCGGTGATAAACCCCAGCCCGGTACACCAGCGGAGCGTTTCCACCGTTGAAGTGGCGGTATTGAGTGCCGACATCTCTATGAGATAGATATCAGCCATTGACCGCCACCTTCAGCTCGTTTTTGATGCTGCGAAGTTCCTTTTTCTGGTCTTTGCTGTCGCTGCAAATTTCCGTGAACCCGGCACGCTGTACGGCTACGCTGTCAGAGGTTTTGGCTATAAGTTCACGTAACAAGCGGTTTTGCTCTTTCAGTTCTGCAACGGTTTCGTAATTATCCGCTTTAGTACTCCCGGCAAGAATATCTCTTGTTTGTGAAGCATTGAATATTCTTGAAGAACCTGTCAGTTCCAATTCTGGCCCTTCTTCACCAACGATACGCAGACCGCCCAAGTGATCCCCACCAAGGGCAAAGCCGGGGATTTGCGTGTATGCGTAATGCTTTAGTGCTTCTGCTTTCAATTTGTCCTGGTCTGTTTTGTTCCATGTTCCATCTGCATTCCACCACCCATAGTCCGGTAGTTGCCAGTAAATTGGGTAATTGTTATTTATAAGTAAATATGGATTAAACCAATCAGAACTATCATAAATATTTTTTCTTCCCTCTCGCACGCCTGTTGTTACGTAGTGCATAAGACCGTTTGAATATGTGCCCGCTTTTATTGCCGTTTCGACGTCAGGGTTAACTAATCGATAATATTGATCTGCATCAAGGCTTTGGATATTTAAAGACCCGTAAGTGCGCCCTTCATCAAGACCATTTTTCAGGAAGTGATCCCAACCGCTGGAATAAATACCTTTATACACGGCTTGCTGGATGCTGGAGTCAGCATACAAATACTTTTGTTCAGCACTCAAGGCACTTATTTGTGCTTGTGTTGCGTCGTATTGTTGTCGCCCTTCCATTCTACCGTTTGTTACATAATGGTCCCATCCGCTTTTAAAAGCACCTGATTTTACAGCCGCATAAACATCACCGTTTTCAGCTAAATACTTTTGTTCTCCGGTCATTGCTCCGTATTCTTGACCTTTATCCCTACCTTGCTGCATGTAGTAATCAAATCCGCTTGATATGGTGCTGTTTGGGGTGGTTATTGCTTTTGCTGCATCAGCGTATTTTGCAATGTACGCACTATCTGTTGCTGTTTTTACCGTAGTCATTTCCTGCGCTTTGGCTATTGCCGTTGCATTTGCCGCTGCCGCTGCTGCGTTTGCCATTGCCGCATTATTTGCGTCAATCATGTCTTGGATAAGATCGCCCATCGTTTTATTGCCGAAAAACGTTGAGAAGCTTCCAAGACCTTTTCCGACTGCTGCCAATCCGTCTTCTATTTTTGTTCCAGAAGTTACTAGGCCTGTGTTAACACCTGTTCCTACCGTTCCCATGCCCGTTTTTACATCTCCACCGATTACTCCGCTAGAATCTGTTACAGCTTGCTTGATACCCATCAGGGCTATAATCTGTTCGCCGTTTTGATAGCCACGGGTATTTTTCTCGACTTCATACTGAGTTATAAAATGTTCAAGACCGCTGCTATAAACACCGGCTTCTACAGCAGCTTTAACGTCGAGATTACGAGATAAATAATCTTGGTCTGCCGTCAATCCGCTAGATGTGGGTGCTTTTGTTATGTTGGAAATCGCAGTATCTATAGCCGATATTGTTCCCGATATATCAGTAAGACCTATGAGTAAATTACCAGAAACTCCTGATAACCCAGTTGTGATATTCCCGGCTACAGGTAATAGTGAATCTCTCAGTGAGTACAGAGCCATTATCTGTTCGCCACCCTCATAGCCCCTTGTGTTCTTTTCTGCTGAATATTGAGAGATGAAATGATCTAATCCGCTAGTATAGACACCTGCTTGCACCGCTGCTGCTACATCAGGATTTCGCCGCAAATAGTCTTGATCAGCGGTTAACCCGTTTGCTGTTGGTGTATTGGCAATCTTTATGATTGCATCGTCTACACCTTTTAAACCTGAAAGCAAGCTTTCAGGTATTGGACTAATTGCGTCCCTGACAGCATATAGTGCGGCTATCTGCTCCCCACCCTCGTAAGCTCTCCCTTCAAACTGTCCAGCCTCTAAGTAATGAGAAAGCCCTGATTCAAAACCAACACCATAAACAGGATCTACCTTCCCACTCCTATTAACTGCTACAGATGCCGCAACATCAGGATTTTCCTGCAAATATTTTTGTTCAGCAGTCAGCCCCCCAAAATTTGGAACGGTCATAACATCGATTATTTTTTCGCTAATATTTTTTGTGAATGACTCAACCAAAATTTTCACGTCATTTGTCATTGTCTGAGATAATCTTGCTATCTCATTATAATTATTGTCATTAACGGCTTTTATTGTAGCGTCTATGTTTGATATTGCTCTATCGGTTGCGCTCACACTAACAGCACCAGCCCCGCCCATTGCTGCAAGAGTATTTGTCACTTTTTCAAAATCAGCCTGAAACTTTTCACCACTGGCAAAATTGGCTTTAGATGCTTCGAGCAAAGCTGTCCCACGCTGACCGGCATTAGACGCATCGGCTGTGTCCCATTGTTCTTTTGCCAGTTTGTAAGCAGCTTCAGGCGATAGTCCAGCAAGTGACCCGGTCAATATCCCCTTGAGTGAGTTAAGAATATTTTTCTGAGCATTCAGCCCGTCAAGTGCTGCTTTTTTGGCATTGTCTACCATCTCCTTCAACGCGTCGGTGATTGTTTCAGACGCTTTTTTGACTGCATCGGCATATTCGAGCGTCTGTACTTTCAGCAGTTCTGTGGTATCAAGCCCTTTTTCCCGCGCGTCTTGCAGCTCCTTTTCCTGTTGAATAATCAGGCTGTAAAGGTCGGCCATGCCGCTTTGACCTGTTATCTGCATCATCCTGGCGGTGGTATCCTGATTGAGTTCCAGCTGCGCTTTATGCAGTTCATTTGCCGTGTCGGTCATGGTGGCAAACGCTTCAGATATGCTCATGAGTGATGCAAACGTTCTAGCTCCTGCATCTGTAGTAATATCAAGGCTGTTCACAAGTGATATAAATTCGTTTTTGGTTTTTGGAACAGCTACGTTCAAGTCTAAAAATGCTTTGCTTACCTCCCTTTGCGCTTGTGCCGCTTTTCTTGCGGATTGTTCTGAGTCCGTAAACATGGATGTAAAATATGTATCTATTGCTTCGTTAAACCCTTCCATACCTCCGAATAAGTCACGCTGTACTGCGGCCATAAATTCAGCGGTTTTAAGACTGCCCTGCAACTGTGTCTTCCCTATCAACCCAAGAGCATCATTGGTTGATACAAGAGCATCATTATATTCTTTGAGTTTTGCATAAGCATCGTCATAAGAACCGACAACATCTTTTAACCCTGCAACAGTCATGGACATGCCTTGCAGCGTTTTAAGCGTCCATGCCTCTAGGTCTTTTGCTATATCTTCTGGTTCGCGTCCGGCTGTTGCTATGGCTGTGGGAGCAGCAGTGTAGCTGCCAAAATTTGTAGTTGTTCCCAACGTTTTAGCCATGTTAGCGATATCGGTTGTAAATGGCAGTAGTGATGCTGATATGTATTTTTGCATATCGCTGTTGCTACTGTAGCCTACCCAGCTTTTATCACTACCAAACCATCCGCCATCTTTTTTAAATGTTGTGTAATTCTGACCTGTAACACTACCGTTTTGCATACCTAGAGATATCCCAGCACCTGTAGTGGCGACACTCCCACCGCCAAATAATAAATCAACTATGCCACCTATAACCGCACCATAGAAATTTCCTATCACTGGCACTACAGATCCCCATGTCACGCCAGCTTTCATTGCACTGCTTGGGTCGCTCCCTGTTGTGATCTTGGTGTAAGTACCTGGTGCATTAGTAGATAGCTGGTACATACTTCCACCGTCTTCAAACATAACCGTCAAACTATCCATGCTTTTTGATAACTTACCAATAGCAACAGATACATTGTCAGTAGATGCCGTCAACCGTGCGAAGCTCTCTTCAGTCCG